GCAACAGCCGGGGACCGCGGAGCAGCAACAGCCGGGGTCCGCGGAGCAGCAACAGCCGGGGACCGCGGAGCAGCAACAGCCGGGGACCGCGGAGCAGCAACAGCCGGGGACCGCGGAGCAGCAACAGCCGGGGGCCGCGGAGCAGCAACAGCCGGGGGCCGCGGAGCAGCAACAGCCGGGGGCCGCGGAGCAGCAACAGCCGGGGACTTCGGAGCAGCAACAGCCGGGGACTTCGGAGTAGCAACAGCCGGGGACTGCGGAGCAGCAACAGCCGGGGACTGCGGAGCAGCAACAGCCGGGGACCGCGGAGCAGCAACAAGTCGGGGGAAATCATCAACAGGCGAAAATGGATTATCTGTTGCAAGAGGAAATGGGGTAAAAACAAAAGGAGGGCTAGGTTCAATTTTGGTTATTGCAGAAGAAGAACAAAATAGCTATAAAATTTCCAGCTGGAAAGCGGTAGTTGTTGATGGAGTAAACATCAAAGCAGATACATGGTATACGCTTAAAGATGGGGAACTCATAGAAGCGGAAGATTAGATTTATAAAATGCCCCGGCGGTGACGCAAACACCAACCGGAGCCGTAACCACATTAACCCAACTAATGCGGATACAGGAATATTTTACCATTTTCTCCTGTATTACGCAAGCACAGGAGGAAAATATTTATGAACATTGAAAAACAGAAGGACAAGCCAACATGGGAAGGGCTGGAACAGTATTTTGCTGTAGAGGTAATAGAGCAGAGCAAAAGGAATGCAAAGCATTGGTTTATAGCATTCCTGGTAACGCTGGCAGCGCTGATAGGAACCAATGCCGCATGGCTTTATACTGCCGGCACATATGATTATGTTTCCCAGGATGGCACCGGACTGAACAACATCAATACAGGAACACAAGGAGACTTAGAGAATGGGACAGAGGGCCAGGATTAAGAAGAACGGAAAGAGCCGTGGGATTAAGAGAAAGAGAAGGAGATAAACGATGTACATTAATCCGTTTGTAGCAGGAGTTATTTGCACTATTTTAGGAGAGATGTTAGCTGTTATAGCAGCTGCGGTTTATCAGTATTTTAAAAAGAGGAGGTAAGGTCGTGAAGCTTAGTAGAGATAAAATTGATATTGCTTTAGCTAGAAATTCCTTAACCATAACAAATCTTTCTAAACGTTATGGAGTGAGCAGGTCGCGTATGAATATTATTTTAAATATGCGGGAAGTTACCCCGGTGTGTGCCGGACGCATGGCAAATGCTCTTGGCGTGGATGTAAAAGAGATAATAGAAGATAATTTATCCTGTAATGTATAGATGAAAGGAAGTGAGGTCGTGAAAACTAAGAAGCCGTCAGAGTGGCAAAAGGACAGCATTAGGTTACTGATAGAAGAAGCCAAAATAAGAAATAACTTTGATGATGATGAATTAGCGCAGTACTTAGGGTTTTGTACAAGCTCATTTAGAGAGCGAAAGGCTAACCCGTGTAAACTGACGATAGAAAAGCTACAGATACTTTTGGAGTTGACGAGGAAGGAGATGAAATTCGTTGAAACAGCTTGAATACATACCTGTTGGAAAAACACATTTAAGCCCACGGCAGAAAGACCGTATGATTATTCGTGGCTTAACCGCTGTGGTGATGGTCTTAAGCGGATTGTTGGTGATATGTCTGGCGGTGATATTATGAGCCGCCGCCGGAATGGCACCAACCGGGCCGGAGCAATGGTGAATGCCAGCCGGTACACTGGATATGGTAAGCCAATAAAAAAGGTCGTCAGCTTGACAGAGCTAAACGACCGAATACAAAAAACAATTCAGTCTGATTATATCAGAAATTATGGAGGTTTGCAAGATGGAAGAAAGAACAGTTGAAATAAATATTAGCGAATATAAAAATCTTATAGAGCTTAAAGGGCGTGTAAAGTCAGCGTTGATTTTTATAGATGCGGACCAGTATGCATCTATAGCTGTGATGAGGTCAATTTTAGAAGGAAGAACATACGAGAATATAGAGGGTAAAAAGGATGAATAATTATCGTTGTGATTTTTGCGGCTGTTATCTTGACCCAGGAGAAGGGCATATATGTGATGAGTGCCAGAAACGGGAAACAGAGCGCAGGGATTGTAGGAGGTCTTTGCAGGATTCCATCCACTCAATGAATGGGTTTCAATATGAATTAAATTTAAAGGGAGGATATTTGTATGGAGAACATTAAGAATAGAACCGAGGAATTATTATTATCAACTGGCAGACAGGGCATTGCTGGACTGCTGGTGGAAATGGATGAGATGGGATTTTATACAGCGCCATGCAGCACACAGTACCATCTGGCCTACTCTGGAGGACTGGCTGAACACAGCCTGAATGTATATGAACTGATGGACAAGCTTTCCAGCATCCTGCATCCAGAAGTAGATAAGAGCAGTGTCATCATATGTGCATTGCTTCATGACCTTGGTAAGGCTGGACAGTTTGGGAAACCGAACTATATTATCAACATGCTCAAGGGGCGCGGTAAGAATGCAGAACCATATCAGTCCCCCACGAAACCTTATATCGGAAATCCAGAACTTCTGTACATTGACCATGAAGTACGTTCCATACAGATTGCAGGCCGTCACATTAATCTGACAGAGGATGAGAACTGGGCAATACTGATGCACAATGGTATGTACGGCAACTTTAAATATCAGATACAGGGTAAGGAGACACCATTGTACCTGCTTTTACATATGGCTGACATGTGGGCCAGCCGGGTGACTGAAAAGGAGTGTGGAATGGATGGGGAATGCGAAGTTTGAATTTCGGCTGCTTAAAAAGGATGAGATAGACTGCCGCATTGCAACGGTATCCCAAAATGGCTTATCTCTGTTGTTGTACAAGGATGCCAGAGTGGACCAGAATATACTTGACGAGACTGTAGGCCCAATGGGATGGCAGCGGAGACATTGCAGGGATAACGCAAACTGCATCGTATCAATATGGGATGATGGTAAGAAGCAATGGATTGATAAAGAAGATACCGGTGCGGAAAGTAATACAGAAAAGGAGAAAGGGCTTGCCTCTGACAGCTTCAAGCGAGCTTGTTTTAACTGGGGTATTGGACGTGAGCTATATACTGCCCCTTTTATATGGATTGGAGAAGATGCCTGTAAAATCTATGAGAACGGTAAAGACCGCAACGGCAAGGTAAAATATAGTTGCTACGACCGATTTTATGTATCACATATCGGATATGATGATAACCGCAACATTAATGCGCTTGAAATCAAGAGTTGCAAGAGCAAAAAGGTGGTGTATAAACTGGGCGAGTCTGAGAATCAGCCAGTGGAACCACAAAAGGATTGCGTGACAGAAGTACACATTAATACGATTTTTGTGGAACTCAAGCGTACCGGAATAGGTTTGAATCAGATTCTTGCTGCATATAACCTGTCAGATATCCATGACATGACAATGGACCAGTTTAGGGATGCTATGGAAATCTTTAACAAGAAACCGGACAAGGAAAGGGCGACCACGCCACCGGATGACATACAGGATGGTGACCTACCGTGGAATGACCCCAAGAGGTAATTATATGCATGAGGCAGCAGACATAATAGCATACAAGCTTGTTCCAGAGGGAACGTATCTAAAGATATTTATTCCTGGAAAAAATCTTATGGAACCAATCGTTGATAAGCACATGAATAGATGCAGCGTATGGCTTGACGATGGTAGGCATATCAGTTCCGACCAGCGCCGAAAGATTTACGCCACAGTCAATGACATATCTGCCTATTCTGGGAACGTGCCGGAGGTTGAGAAAGAATGGCTTAAGTATTTACATATCAACCGGACCGGATGCGGATATTTTTCACTGTCTGATTGCTCTATGGATACGGCCAGGGAATTTATCAATACCATGCTGGATTATGCGCTGGAACAGGGGATACCGCTGCTGGATTTTGCCCTTAACCGTACCGATGATATAGGACATTACCTATATGCATGTTTAAAGCTACGGAAGTGTGCCATATGTGGCCGGGATGGGGAGATACACCATGTAGATACTATCGGAATGGGCAATGACCGAATGAAAGTTGATGATTCTGAGTACCGGAAAATATGCTTATGCCGGCAGCACCATACAGAAGCGCATAGCATTGGTATGACAGCGTTTGAGGACAGATATAAGGTGTACGGAATCAAGTTTGATAACTGATAATCAGTAATATTAAGATTTTTAAAAGGAGTAAACTATGGATTTTTATAATTGTCCTTATGTCGATGTTATTCCATTTCGCAATGGAAACGAATATGACGAAGCTTATAGATGTGCAGTGACAAGGAAAAGTTGTCAGGGATGTGCTTGTAAATTATCAACAGAAGAGTGCGAACGGTTAGTTCGTGAGCAGAAGAATTAAAATTTGGAGGAAAAGCAATGAATAAGGTTATAAATGATATTGGAGATTTGCAGACGAATTATCAGGTTTTAATTGATGAAAAACGGTTATCTAAAAAGGCAATGTGTGACTTGGTGATACCATTTAGGGATAAGTACGGACTTACCGATTTGCAGGCATTACAGATTGCAAGGAACGAACTGACAATCGCAGAGATTAACTTACTTATTCTACAAAACTGACATTTTGGTATCTATTCCCCTTGCGGGATGATACATACAACGGTAATGATTACTGGTCAGATTGCTAATATGTCACGACATACTTTCTGACCCTGGGACGGGACCTATCAAACCTCCTTTACCCGTCCCGAAAGGAGGGATTATTTGAAGAATAAGCGAACTGTTAGTGAAGAAGTTAAAGCAAGAGTATATAATGCGCTCCTTGTAGGAAAAGAGAATGCATTGAACCGGGATGAATTAGTATCCAAGACAGGAGAAAAGGACAGAGATGTAAGAACCGCGGTAGAGATGTTAAGGCATAATAAAGTGATTCTTGCCTTGCCAACAGGAAAAGGTTACTATGTACCCCGTGACGATGCACAGGGACGGCAAGAAGCCTATAAATGGCTGGAAAGCCAGAATAGCCGGATAGAGAGCATAAAGGCGGCAGAACGTGGCGCACAGCTATTTTTAGGACGAAATAAGAAGAACAAAAGAAAGAATACCGAAATCCCTGGACAACTGAGTATGTTTGGTACTGGATTATGAGAGATAGTGTTGTATTTTATCGCAGCTTTTGGGAAGCCATTAAGCAGCTGCCGGAAAAAGAAAGATTGGAATCTATTACAGCAATCTTAGAATATGGACTTGATGAAATAGAACCTAAATCAGCAGGTGTTGCATCGGCAATGTTTTTAATGGCAAAACCACAAATTGATGCGAATAATCGTAGATACCAAAACGGAACCAAGGGTGGTAGGCCAGTAACCAAAACAGAACCGAACAATAACCTAGAATCCAATTATAATAAACCAAGCGATAACCAAACCATAACCAAAGCAAAACCTAAGGAAAAGGATAATGTAAAGGAAAAGGATAATGTAAAGGATAATAATAAAAAAACATTTACTCCACCTTCGGTGTCGGATGTGTCCGATTATTGCACTTTGAATGGATATGGCATTGACCCAGAGAGTTTTGTTGATTTTTATGCATCAAAGGGATGGATGGTTGGAAAAAACGAAATGAAGGACTGGAAAGCCTCGGTAAGAACCTGGGTGAGAAGCCAGCGGCAGGAATTGACCGCCAAAGGCAGTAAAAACCAGTTTCACAATTTTGACCAACGAGGCACCGATTATGATGCATTGATGCTAAAACAGGTACAGGACTGGGTAGGGGAGAAACAGGATGAAGGAAATACATAAAAAAATACTGATGTTTGTAAAGCGATATATGCTGGAGCATGATTATTCACCCACAACCAGGGAAATAGGAGAGGGGGTTGGGTATACGTCAAGCTCTACAATTTGGGGGTATTTGCGTGATATGAGGGACATTGGCCTGATTAACTACACAGAAGAATGCCCTAGAACTATAACAATTCCAGGGATACATTATACGGATACGCAAGATAACATCACAGAAGGGGGAACGCAAAATGCCGGATAACAAAGTAAAGAGCCAATATTTGGAAAACTCAGAGCGTCAGAGAATGGCTGCCATCAAGGATATGGAGCGCAATCCATCCCCTATGACAAAAGCATTTTTAAGACCAGCTTATGATGGGACGGAGGCGTGTCCAATTTGCTGTAGACGGCCTAGTAAGGCAAACGGATGTTTGGATGGAAAGATGATAACCAGATTTACCAAGCTACAAACGTTATAGAGATTGCTAAAGACCGTGATGGCGGTGTGATGGATTACTTTATCCCGCTTTATTATGAGCCAGAAACCAAACGCCTGAAAAACTATTCTTCCGAAAACAAAATATACGGTTGGAATAAGACCGATAATGGCTTTATTGCAGTACATGGGGAAATACCGTTTGATTAAGCACACATTTATGGAGGGGAGAAAATGAAGCATTTAAGCAATAGATATGCAAAGGTAATGGAATACAAAGGAATGGATATCTGCACTTTGAGGGTAGCAGCCCCATCCGATGGCGATGAACTGGGGTACCGGATTGATGATATCTTGTATGACGGTATGGTGTTTGATGGTATTGGGGAGGCTATGGAGGCGATTGAATCTTTAGGCTCGCATTCAGAGGAGGCAGAGGAATGATAAAGATAGCAAAACTGGCTACAGCCCACATGTTTGACGAAAATAATCCAGAAGATTCCGACTATGAGTTATGGAAAAGTATAGCTGAATATATGGACGGAGAGAATGCCTATGTTGTCGAAAGTATAGCCATGGAAGGAGAATATGTTTTCCTTGGCCTGTGTGATAGAAGCAAGGATAAAGAACTTGCCTACATGATGGAGCAAGATAGTATGACAGGGGTATTTATTGACGACCGGGAAGAATTTGAAGCGGCCTGGGAATCAAATGAATATGAACACGAAGGATGTTTTTGTATAGAGCCCAAATGGATAGAAGCATTCACGCATTTAGCGGAGGAAGGAGTAGGTCATGGTAAAACCGATATTATTTAACAGCGACATGGTTCGGGCAATCCTGGAAGGGCGCAAGACAGTTACCAGGAGAGTAATTAAGAACACAGACGACTCAATGTATGCAGGTTTGTGCGGGTTTGGTCCTGGATTATTCAGCGAAAAAACTGGGCTTAGAGTAAAAGAACCTTATTATAGACTGGGCGATATCCTGTATGTTCGGGAAACATGGAATCAACTCGCAAGAGTAGACGAAAATGGTTATACACATTATGACGATTTATTCTATGTCTATAAAGCGGATAAAAACCAGCCTGATTTATATGATGATAATGGATTTTATCTTGACGATACCGCACGAAAGTGGCGCCCATCTATCCATATGCCAAAGGAGGTCGCCAGAATCTGGTTGCAGGTGACGGATGTACGGGCGGAGCGGCTGCATAATTTGACCAACAGAGATGCAAAAAAAGAGGGTATCACTGTAGAGACGGACAATAGTGGAATAGCACATAGAGACGCTTTTATAAGATTTTGGGATACCACTATAAAAAAATCTGACATAGGTACATATGGATGGAATACCAACCCGTGGGTATGGGTGATAGAATTTGAGCGGTGCGAGAAACCGGAGGAGGCAGAGGGATGAAGTATGACAAAGAAAGATTTGAATGGTTGTCGTACGATAAAAAGATGGGTTTGATAGAGCGGGAGTTAAGTCTGGAAACTCATAATGCGACAACTAGAGCGGATTTGCTCATGCTTTTGGATTGGGCATACAAAAAGATAAAGACAGATAAAAAAAGGATTGAAGATGGGATTGCTCATTGCTATATGACCAAATTTGAATATCCAGGAATGGAAGAAGGCTTATGTGCCGGATTAAGAACCATGGATGGAGATGGAGAACCTTACGAAACCTGCAAAGAGTGCCGTTTACAGTACCAATACAACGATATGCATCAGGAGGTAGAGGAATGATAGATAGACAGGGAGCAATTGCGATATTGCAGGAACACATTAATACATACCGCTACCAAACCACAGATAAGGGATGGGAGCAAATGGTACGCGCCGGAATTATCGAAAACACGATACCTGACAAGATAGGTTTTATAGCAGAGGCGGAGAAGCAGATACAGGCTTACGAGATGGCTATTAAGGCCCTGGAGAGCGGAGCGGAAGAGGCATTTGTGGACCGGTGTTACCTTGGCAGCCCATGTCCATACCAGATGCGGGTATGATAAAAGCGGGCTTTAGGGATGTAGTATTTAGCCGGGGCCGTTAATTGGACCAAAGCCAAAGCCGGGAGCCAGTACCGGCAATTATTCAAAATCGAAATTTGAGTGATTAAGGAAGGAGGCCGGAGCCGCGCGCGCAAAAAGGATATCCAGGCTCCTTTAAAAAATGGGATTAGAAGTTTTTGATAATTATGAATGTGATAACCAGATGGAAATAAATTTGGATGACACAGGAATGACATACCAGATGGATTTGTTTAAGGGTGCGCCAGATGATGAAGCAATTAAAATGATTCAGTATTATGAGATGCTGGCCGTAGAGAACGACCCAAGGGGTTATTGTGTTTGTACTTCCGAGGGAAAAGATAGCCGCGTTCTGGGGCATTTGTTCCGTAGGGCCGGAGTGAAGCATTTTTATATGCATAGCATTACCGGAATAGACCCCCCGGAATTAATATACTTTCAGAGGAAAAATTTCCAAGAATATAAAGATACAGGATATCTCACATATGATGTGCGATACAGGATATCAATGTGGAATCTTATGATTAAGCGTAGGATTCCGCCGTTAAGAAATGCAAGATATTGCTGTGAAGAGCTGAAAGAACGTAGGGTTGAGGAACAGGGAAATGCAATACTCTCATTTGGGGTGAGGAAACATGAGAGCCGAAAACGAGCGAAAAATAGAGATGAATTAGAAATAGCAACCCCAAAAGGGAAAAGAAACATAATTATGCCATTTGACGATGATGATAACCGCAGGACGTTTGAAGTATGTTATGCCAATTTAGAAAAAAGACTAAATCCCATTGTTGATTGGTATGGTGAAAATATATGGGATTATAGTCATTATTGGAAGTTGGAGCAGTGTTGCCTATATTGTGAAGGATTTGACCGCCTGGGGTGTATAGGTTGCCCGATGGCAAGGAAAGCAGGACGTGAAAGGGATTTTGCACGATGGCCGAAGTATAAAGAGCAGTATATAAGAACATTTGGAAGGATGATAGAGGCAAGGGAAGCTGCTGGATTAAGGATTTTTAATTTTGGGAAGACCGCCCAGGAATGGTTTGACTGGTGGATGTCTGATAAGCCTGTTGGAGATAAAGACGAGGCACAATTGGAACTGGAATTGACTGAGTATTAATAAGCAAAATTAACATTTTGGGAGGTATGTATGGATAAAGATTTTTCAGAAGGATTTATGCATGATATAGCAGATTTGTTGGAATATTGTGCAGAAAATAATACAGATAATGTCGATTTGATTTTTACTTTTGGAGATAAGGAATTGAGCGTGAATATCGTATTTTCAGCTAAACAAAACTGACATTATTAGAATTTGATGGAGGCGTAAGATGGAGATAAGCATTTTTGAGCGAAATGGGAAGACATGGACAAGATTTAAAGTCAAAGTAACAAGTTTTTATCATCTAAAACAGTGAAATTTGGGTTTGCACATTGACAACAATATATTGGTTAGTGGATAATAAGTTTTGGAGGTGATACCTTGAGATTGATTGATGCAGACTCATTAATGATACGGCTCGAAAAACATTACAAAGAATGCGAAAGCAGTTACGAAAAAACGCAAGGTGATGCTTGGCTATATATGATGCAAGCATATTCCAAGGCAGTAAAAGAAGTCAATGAAAGTGAGACTGTAAGAACCACTGACCAATAACGGTTGGTGGTTTTTATTTTGAAAAACTGAAATAAATTGTGATTGAGGTAGAAAACGAAAGTTAAGCTAATGATATAGCGGCAACGATGGACGGGGAAGACATTGCAGAGAATGACCCGCATGAGTATGCTATATGGAATGTAACCCCATTAACTTAAAACTTTTGGGAATAAAAAAGAGCCTTGCGGCCCTGCCCGACGTTTTACAAAGGTGAGGAATTGCAACCTCACAAGGGTCTACTGGCGGCTTTGCGTTCCCTATTATTTAAATTGATTATAGCATTTTTTTGAGAATTACACAATAGCAATATTAGAATTTAAACGTACATTGAAAATTTAATATTGATTAGTGGAAATAAAATGTTGACATTGGGTGTACCCTATGTTATAATAAAGACAGTTAGGAAACATATTATAAAAAGAATTTATAAAATTAAGAAAAAGGGGTAAACACTATGACAACAATCAAAGGATTCGCAAATTACGGAGTATTGGCACATGAGAAGCAGATAATCTTCACTGTTTCGGGAAAACACCCACATGCAACTGTGAGTGAAGAAATTGAAATCACATTGCCAGACAAATGGGAAGTATCCCGGAATGAATTTGAGGAGCTGCTTATTGATACGCCGGAGGGTAAGACCTATATGGCTGACGAAATCATATCAAGTTGGGAAGATGAACCGGTATTAAGCTGGTATGATGAAGAAAATCATAGGATTACACTTGAATGGAAAACAATATGAAGGGGAACGCCGCAAGAAAGATGGCAGAAAAAAGCCGGATTAATTAGCAAGTCCTATAAGCTTAATAAAACGCTTGTAGAGGATTTTGCAAAAGCTTGTGAAGCGGCAGGAACAACGCAAGCCAAACAATTATCAAAAATGATGAAAGAATTTATTGAAGCCACTAATCAGTATTAGATTAGTGGCTTTTACGTACTATCTGAGCAGCGATGTAATGGAAATGATGGAAAGTGCTAACAAAGAACTTGGTAGACGTAGTGATTGAACGAATCAATACGCTGCCAATGGAAATGAAAGACAGCATAGACAATCAGAACGGATACATATTGCAACTCTTCTTATCCGGGAGTTACGGAGCGGTATTATGCACAGTCTACGCCACATACCATTCGTTCGGCAAGAGAAAGTGTATGTATAGAAAGGAAAGCCATGAGGACCAGGGACAAGAATTATAGTGACTATGGTATTACTGATGATGAAGCCAAGCGCATAAAAGAATACTGCCAGACCGCTAGCGTAGAAGATAAGCTTACATTGTTCCAGTGCGCCATATCCTCCGCTCCTGGCTTGGAAGTTGAGATATATGAGAGCCTTGTAGGTAACATCGGATATGACAAGCTGAGTAAGAGGAAGAACATACCAATTAAGCGGGATGATTTCTATGGGTATCAAAGAAAGACGCTCGATGAATACAGGCGGTTAATGACATTGTTTGGGAGGTGGAAAGGATGACAATTAGTCACATAAAGGAAAGCGAGTTATTAAGAATTGGTGATAGCATCCGTATCCTAAGAAAAAATAAGGGTTGGACGCAAAAAAAGCTTGCTAGCGAAAGTGGCATTCACGAAGTACAGATTCGCAGATATGAAAATAACCATTCACTTCCTAGAGATGAACAATTGCAAAAACTTGTAACTGCTTTAGGAGTAGAAAACGATTTTTTCACACGAATGGAGAATATGCAATATGGTAGGAATAAATAATTACATAAGAATAGGCAAGAGAATGAAACAAGTAAGAATAAAAACGGGTATTTCGCAAAAAGAAATGGCTATAAGACTTGGAATATCTTGCTCTTCTTACTCAAACTATGAAAATGAATACAGGGAACCAAGCATTAACTTGATATATTCATTTTGTAAAGAAGTTAATATGACGATAGATGAATTGATACGGATGGAGTTTATGACAGTTGATAAAAACTTCAAAATGAATATTAATACCGGAAAACAAATAAAAGAAGCAAGAGTAAAAGCAAAATTAACACAAGAAAAGTTGGCGCAAAAAGCAGGAATTTCTGTTTTTACCTTACAGAAATATGAATCAGGCGACAGAAATCCAAAGATAGAATCATTACAAAAAATAGCAAATGATTTTGGCATACCAATTACTAGAATTAAAAGTATGTAAAAATGGAGGGACGGTTTGATTGTCCTACTTATGGTAAAATTAGTATAGGACTATTATACCACATGGGGTAAAAACATGATTATTAATCTATTAAAGCGATGCTGTGAAAACTGTATTCATATTAATGCAAAAGCCGAAAATGAAACTGAATTATATAGAAACATGATGGATTCTAATATTACGAGAAAAACAACAGCAACCATATGGTGTTCACATATGGAAGTATGTAAAGAATACCGTGAGGCAAAAAGAAAAGATGAATCTTAATTCAATTATGAAAAAGCTCCAGCGCGCCATATTGCAGACCAGACTTGTAATCAAGATATCTACCAGCCAATTCTACAGCGAGGAACAGGGGCGCATGATAACCATATGGATATTAAGCACCCCTGTACTACAACAGGATAAGCATGGGGAGTGGAAAACCAGGGATTATGAGATACTGCGGAGTGCATCGGGGATTGAGATTGTGAAGTGCTTGCAAGAGATATGGGAGCAGACGAAAGGATGGAAGAATGATTAGAGAAATGATACCGTGGTATCTTACCGTGGCCTGCATAATAGAGGCGTTCTTATTTGGGATGACAAACAATGTACGAAGCGATGCTGCGAAAAAATGCGTGCAGTCGTTGATTATTATATGCGCTATCTTTGTGATGTGTATTGCATAAATGAAAAGGCAGGATGGATTTTTCCCGATGATTAAGAAGGAATGAATTTCTATGAGTTTGACACCGAAGCAAAAGGCGTTTGCGGATTATTACATAGAGTGCGGGAATGCGGCAGAAGCTGCGAGAAAGGCTGGTTATAGCTTACGGACAGCAGACGCAATAGGGCGTGAAAACTTACGGAAGCCTACGGTTTCTGCATATATATCTGAACGGCAGAAACAAATTGATGATTGCCGCATAGCTGATGCGGCTGAAATACTGCAATACCTTACCTCTGTTATGCGCGGAGAAGTAAAAGACCAATTCGGACTTGATGCTCCGCTGGCAGAGAGGACCAAAGCGGCGGTGGAGCTAGCAAAGCGTAAGATAGATACAGATAAGAAGCAGGAGGGGGGCGGGATTACCATTGTCAACAACATACCAAGACCAGACAACAATAAATCTGACTGACGTAATCGCCCCTTCTTTCTATGATGTTCATTGGGATATACTCGAAGGTAATCATACATATTATGACCTGTACGGTGGGCGAGGTTCCACGAAGTCCTCTTTCATATCTGTGGAGATTGTTTTGGGTATGATGGATGACCCAGAGGCTAATGCGGTAGTGTTTCGTAAATATGCGGTGACCATCGGAGAATCAGTCTTTGAGCAGATACAGTGGGCCATAGATGCATTAGGGGTAACTGATTTATGGGAATCACGTACAAGCCCATACCGATTCGTTTATAAGCCAACAGGGCAAAAGATAATATTCCGTGGACTTGACAAGGCAAAGAAAACAAAATCTATAAAAGCCAGTAAAGGATACTTTAAATATCTATGGTTCGAGGAACTGGACGAATTTGCAGGACCGGAAGAAATACGAACAGTTGAACAATCAGTATTGCGTGGCGGCAGCAAGTTTGTTGTATTTAAATCCTTTAACCCACCTATCAGTCAAAGCAACTGGGCTAATCAGTATGTAAATACGCCAGATGATAGCGCATACAGGCATAAAAGCGATTACCGTTCCGTACCGGAAGAATGGTTAGGAGAAATGTTCATTGAGCGAGCAGAACATCTTAAGACTACTAATGAGCGGGCATATAACCATGAGTATTTAGGATTACCTGTTGGGCTTGGTACTAATATATTTGATATGCTAGATATACGGACCATTACAGATGATGAAATCAAGGGATACCAAAGCATTTATCAGGGACAGGACTGGGGATGGTTCCCGGACCCAAAAGCATTTATCAGGGCTGCATACATACCAAACAAGGAATTGGTTGTGTTGCTTGATGAAATGGGCGGCTGTAAAATCCGTAATAGTAAGATGGCGGAGGATATACGGGCGGCTGGGTACGATGATTATACAATCTATTGTGGTGTCGATGAAGAAGAAAGCATTATAGACTTCCGTGACGCTGGTTTACCGGCACGTAAAGCCATTGTAACACCAGGAAGCAGGAAATATACCTTTGAGTGGTTGCAGTGCCGTACAATCGTTATAGACCCGGAACGCACGCCACGTGCATACAAAGAAATCATAGAATATGAGCATGAGGTTGACAGTAACGGAGAGGTGATAGCAGATTACCCAGACGGAAATGACCACTGGATTGATGCTCTCCGTTATGCTACAAGCCCGCTATCAATGAGGAGAGGTAACAGCGCATGATTTATATATTGATTATAATTTATTTGTTAATTGGCACTATTGTTTCTGGGGCCATGCAAGTAAACGGAAAGCCTTCTTTGCTTCCATTGTTCTTCTGGCCGTTGACACTATTTCTTTTTCTAACCTTTGGCGCATTTAATCTTGCGTTTTTGATAGGCGAAAAAATAGCAGAAAAAATTAGGTGAGTAAATGGGACTAATAACATGGGCTAAAAAGGTGATAGGAATGATATTCAAGCGACAGGCAGAAGAAGATTTCAATGTTGAATCGGTGGTATCCCCGGAGATGGAAAGCAAGATTACAGAGTGCGCCAATATCTACCGGGGTACTCCCTATTGGGTGAATGCTGACGATAACGTTAAGACAATCAACTTTGCAAAGGCTATATGCTCGGAGACGGCACGGCTTGTTACCTTGGCAATCGGAATACAGATTGATGGGAGCGCGCGGGCGGCTTGGCTCCAGGAGCAGATTGATAAGATATATTTCCAGATTCGCCACTGGGTAGAGTATGGTATGGCCTACGGCACAATCATCCTTAAGCCCAATGGAAAGGGACTGGACATATTCACACCGATGGACTTTATTATTACGGATTGTGACAATGAAGGTATCTATGGGATTGTATTCAAGGATAGCTACAGCGAAAATGATAAGTATTATACCCGGTTTGAGTATCATCGGTTTGTCGAGGTCAAGGATGGGGAAAACACCTATTACCCATATTACATATCCAATAGAGCTTATGTGTCTCACTCTGCAAAAAGTGTGGGGGACCCGATAGCATTAAATAGGACTAAGTGGTCCGATTTACTTCCAGAGACACCACCTATACTTAAAGCAAATAATGAGAAAATCGATGGTCCCATGTTTGGCATACTACGCACTCCACAGGCTAATAATTTGGATATTTCATCACCTTTAGGATTGCCAATATATGCCGAGGCCATAGAGGAATTAAAGGACCTTGATGTGGCATATAGTCGGAATGTGGGTGAAATATTTGACAGTGAGAAAATTATATTAATTGATGACCAATTAATGCTTGGTGATGGAAGAAATTTAAAACGCCCAGGAGTAAATAAAGTTAAATTACCCCATTATGTAAGAAATGTATTTGGAAATAGTAATGGAGAATTTTACCATGAGATTAATCCATCGTTAAATACTGATATAAGACTTACTGGAATTAATAATCTTCTTTCATTTATTGGATTCAAGTGCGGATACTCCAACGGGTACTTTGTACTTGACGAAAAAACAGGTATGGTCACAGCAACACAGGTAGAAGCTGATGACCGCCGCACTATCCAGTTAATTAAGGATGTGCGCGACAAACTGGAAAGTTGCCTTGATGGCGCAATATATGCGCTCAATGTATATGCTGACCTGTACGGACTGGCACCCGCCGGCAACTACGAAATCACATATGATTTTGGGGACATTACATACAATCGTGAAGAGGACAGAGCAAGATGGTGGCAGTATGTTGTGCAGGGGAAGGTACCACCCTGGATGTATTTCCAGAAGTTTGAAGGGTTATCCGAGGAAGATGCAAAGGCTATGGTACAGGAAGCACAACCGAAGGATGGGCCGAGGATGTTTGAGGAGGAATAAATTGAGAAACTTATTAATTTGGATAGTATTCAATATACCACTTGGTCCATTTGCCCCGAAAGTGTTTGAATGGTCGATTAAGCATAAGGGAAAGAAGGAAGGGTAAATGTTAAGCCCTGATTACCTTGCAAGAATCGCAGAAGGAAGCGAAGAAATAGCCTCACAACTCCATACATACATTATTCGTCAGATAATAGACCGCATGATGATACGCATAGGCCGCGGCGATGATTGCCTGCTCACCTCATCTGACCGATGGCGCATACATGTATTGCAGGACGCAGGGTATCTGCTGGAGGATATAACAGCAGAGTTATCCAAGTACACCAAGAGGCAGGAGAAAGAGATTAAAGCGGCTATGGAGGAGGCCGGGATAAAAGCTCTGGAATACGACCACAGAATATACGAGGCCGCCGGCCTGTCTCCTATGCCCCTGACGCAATCCCCGGCCCTTATTCGGCTGATGGAACGCAATTACCTGGCAACATTAGGGGAATGGAAAAACTACACTAGGACAACCGCGCAATCTGCTCAAAGATTATTTATTAACGAGTGCGATATGGCCTATAACAAAGTTATGAGTGGAGCAACATCTTACACACAAGCAGTTAAAGAGGCCGTAGAAAATGTGGCTAGTGGGGGTATTACACTTGTTCAATATAGAAGTAAAAATACTGGAGATATAAGAAATGACACGATAGAGACAGCTACAGCACGAGCGGTACGGACTGGTATAGCACAGGCTACGGCGGAAATTACGCTGGCAAGAATGGTAGAAATGAAGTGGGAAGTTGTGCTGGTGTCGGCGCATGTGGGCGCAAGAAATGTTGGGGTGATACCAGAGAATCATGAACTTTGGCAAGGAAAATTCTACAGTCTCCCGCAATATGGACATAGATTCCCGGATTTCTATTACTCTACAGGATATGGAGATATTACTGGATTGTGCGGAGTAAATTGTAGGCATAGTTTTGGACCAGGTGATGGAGAAAATAATCCGTATGACCCAATAGACACAGAGGAAAATCGAAATCAGTACGAAAAAGAGCAACGCCAGCGAACGCTTGAACGCCGCATCCGCAAGACCAAGTGCGAGGTTATGGGCCTGCAAGAGGCCGTAGAGAAATGCCAGGACAAGGCGGCAAAGTTTGAGCTACAGCAGGCGCTTGACCGGAAATCCTACTTGCTATCCAAGCAGTATAAGGCATATAACGAGTTTTGTAAGGAGAATAACCTTAGAACTCAGTCAGAGAGATTACAGATTGCCCGCTGGAGCCGTGAACAGGCTGCAAAGGCCAGAGGGGCGGCGAGACGGTATCAAAATGCGAAAGGGGAATGAATTTGAATAGATGGAAACCATATAACCCTAACCCAGTCCGTAATCAGCGTGTAGGCGACTGTGCCATACGTGCAATCTGCAAAGCAACCGGACAGGATTGGGAAACCGCCTTTGCTGGCGTTATGGTGGTGGCGTGCGAGAAATCAGATATGCCGTCAGCTAACAGCGTGTGGGGGACATATCTCAGGCGCAACGGGTTTCGGAGAAACATTATACCAGACGAATATCCAGAAGATTATACCGTGGAAGAATTTTCGGCAGACCACCAAAACGGAGTATTTGTTCTTGGGCTTGATGGTCATGTGGTAACGGTTGTGGATGGATTTTACTGGGACACATGGGACAGCGGTCAAGAAATACCAATATACTACTGGGAAAGGCGATAATTTATGGAAACATTAAACTCTATTATGGTTGTATGCGGTTGGCTTATTACTCTTGGAGGCGCAGGAGCCGTAATATACAAATTGTTGCATCCGGCATTTAAGCTAAAAAATCGAGTGGATAAATTAGAAATAAATGTGGAAAATGATTATAAATCTATCAAAGAAATAAGAGATATGCAATCTCTTTTATGCCAAGGAATGATAGCATTAATTGATAATCGTATAACCGGTAACAACATAGAGGGTTTAAAAAAAACCAAAGAAGCTATGATAAAGCATTTGTCAGAAGGTATTTAAGGAGCGTTGCGTTGAAGGTATATGACTTTACAGTGCCAGAACTAAACTATTTTCGTACATATTGTAACTTTACGGATGAAGAACGGGCACTGTTTGAGTACCGGGCCAAGAACTATCCTTTGGAGTATTGCGCTGAATTAATGAATGTAAGTGTATCCACAGCAAAGAGATTGAGCAGAAAAGTAAACAACAAAATAATCCGATTATGTTGATACTTGCGTGATACTTTTATAAGTCTTTGACGACCTGTCAAGGGCTTATTTTTTATGGGATAATTGGATTATAAAAGAACGGAGGGGATATAATGCCGCAACCATTTATCAATCCAAACTATCTGAATACATATCCAAACGCATATCCGTATCAACCGCAGATGCAACCACCTATGGACCGATTGCAGCAGCTACAGGCACCATACCAAATGCCGCAACAGACGCAGGTTTCACAGGTCCCGCAGACCAACCAGGGAATATTATGGGTGCAGGGTGAAGCCGGGGCAAAGTCGTATTTAGTAGCGCCAAGCACATCCATATTACTGATGGATAGCGAAAATGAGTACTTTTATATTAAAACAACAGATGCAGCAGGTATGCCAACACTCCGCACTTTTGAATATAAAGAGATTGTTAATGGACGGAAAAAGGAATCTGCATCGGCTGAAAATCTGGATGAAAAGTATGTTACCAGAAATGAGTATCAGGATTTAAAGGCAAAATATGATGAATTATATGGACTTTTAGAAACCAGTACAGCACCAACAGGAAAGGGGAAGTAATATATGAATCCATTATTTAACATGTTAGGTGGAATGGGTGGAGGTAGCCCAATGGGAGGAATGATTCCTGGGATGGGCGGAGGAAACAACCCCATGCAGATGATACAGAAATTTATGGAGTTTAAAAACAATTTCAAGGGAAACCCTCAAGAAGAAGTACAGAAGATGCTACAGTCCGGCCAGATAACTCAGCGGCAATTAGACCAGGCCCAGCAAATGGCCCGGCAGTTTCAGCAGATGCTTAATGGCATGAAAAAATAGTACATAAATCAATGCGCATGATTTTGTAAATATATTTTAAAGGAGTAGACAATTATGGATTCAGGCTATAGTTTAGCAGACATTGCCGCCGCTACAGGAGGAACAAACCGCAACAATGATGGCTTTGGAGATGGCGGCGCATGGTGGATTATTATACTGTTCTTATTTGTTTTCTGTGGCTGGGGCAATGGAAACGGCTTTGGAAACAATGGAGCAGGAGGTGCAGGATTGCAGGGATTAGCAACACGTGCAGACATCAATGAGGGATTTGCCCTCAACGGAATCGAAAATGGTATAAGGGGTATTCAGCAGGGCATTTGTGATAGCACGTATGCGCTGAACAACACCATTACCAGCGGTTTCAGCGGAGTGGACCGTAGCTTATGCCAGATGGGCTATCAGCTCCATGATTGCTGCTGCCAGACACAGCGCGCAATTGATGGTGTAAATTATAACCTGGCTACACAGTCATGCGATACCAGAAACACCATTCAGACCGCAACTAGGGATATTCTGGACAACAACAACAGCAATACAAGAGCTATTCTTGACTTCTTAACTCAGGATAAGATTTCTACCTTACAGGCGGAGAATCAAACCCTTAGATTCCAGGCAAGCCAGACTGCCCAGAACGGATTTATTGATGCAGTTGGTAACTCAATCGTTGCACAGCTTCGTCAGCCGCAGCCTGTACCGGCTTATACGGTTCCAGCGCCATATCCATATGCCTCTAACTGTGGTTGTGGATGCAATACTGGATGCGGGTGCTAATGAGAAACGAACAGTTTTACGATAATCTTGCTCTGTATGCAACTGCATTGCAAATGATAAATTTGCTTTTGATTGTTGGTGATGTGTCAAATAATGATATTATGGAAGCATTGCAACAGGAGAATAAGGAATACATGGAAAAGATTATCGACCAAAACAACCGCATATTGCGTATCTTGTCCGAAAAGGACATGTCTACTGAACAGTAGTATTACACACATGGAAGGGTAGGCATAAGCTTGCCCTTCTGTGCATATAAGGAGGATTTATTATGGCAGATTTTGTAACTGCTGGGACACAGACTGTTGCAGTCAATGCAAGCGTTCTGTTTGCTGCAAACAGGATATATTCTTGCAATTGTCCAAACATAAGGCATGAGGCACTCTCTGGTAGGGTAGTTTTGCTTCCTGGCCTGTACCGCGTAGGATTTAACGGAAACTTTTCCGCAGCCGCAGCAGGTGACGTTATTTTTGAAGTACAGCAGGACGGCGAAGGCATTCCCGGTGCAAGAATCCAGAACACGGTTGCCGCCGGCGCAACAATCAATGGAGCGGCAATTGTAGAAGTAAGGGTGTGCAAACCATGTTGTGCTACCCTATCAGTAAAAAACGTTGGAGCCACAGCGGCGACGGTATCAGACGCTAACCTTGTTGTTAGCAGAATAGGTTAAGGGGGTAAGGCTATGAGCTATAAGATGATGCAGAATATCCATGAAGAACTGGATAAGATTGCGGAAAAGGGCCTGAACACTAGCAACCTTGAAACCGCATACAAACTGATAGACATGTGGAAAGACATGGAGAATGTGGAGTACTGGAAGTGCAAAAAAGAGTACTACAATCAGGTAATGGACGAAATGGATGGCGGAGAATACAGCGAAGCGCGCCGCAAGCGCGACAGCATGGGACGTTATAGCCGTGCTGATGGAATGTCGCAGGACTATGATAATGACAGCTCCTATCGCGGCACACGTGGAAAACATTACGTCAGAGGACACTACAGCCGTGCGACCGGTCCGGCCTATGATGACTACATGAATCAGAAGCAGAGCTACAGAAGTGGTGGAAAAGATGAGGATTGCAAGCGGCGTATGCTTGCGGCCTTAGAGGAACATATGGACGAACTAACCGAAGAGTTGGGAGAAATGTCAAAAGATGCTGATTGCCGCGAGGAACGGGAAACCATGAAAAGATATATCGAAAAGTTGCGTAATATGATGTAACAAAAAGCGGTGGGAATAATCTCACCGCTTTTTGAAAATGTATTACCAAAAAAAATTGTTTTCTCTCCTTTAAATATGATTCCAATCTAACATAATATGGATTTCTTTTTCTTCATTATTGATTGCACATAGACAGGGTGATTCTTTCCCTTGAATCAGCTCGTTTGGTGTATAAGTCCAACCCCACGGAGCCGTCAACACAATGCCGGCCTCTGTCTCGTCACATCCCCATCCTTCTGGCACTGTGTATTCTATTGGTTCGCTTTCTACTGCTGTTGGATGAGGATTGCCCTCAGTAAATACCAGATGTTTCTCAGCAGCCAAACATCCATAATTTATGTATCCTTTAAATGTTTTCATTTTTTCTCCTCCTTACAATATGGTTTCATGTACCTCGCGCCCTGCCCGCACATTTTCCAGGTAATTGGGGTCTATGCTCTTTGGACAGTACTCATAATCGCTGTCCTCAACTCCTATTTTTGCCATTTCGTCATGTATAATTTTAAAATAATCATCATGAGAAAAGTTGCGGGAATCAGAAAATACATTGTAATTTTCCGGTAACAATTTCTCATAGGCCAAATCTGAAAAATTATTTAAAAGTTTTTTCATCAGACATGGATGAATCAGTTCTTCCAATTGTCTGATGATTAATTCTTCGGCCCAGGGAGCCGGGTTCCGTTTCCCAGCCTCCCAATCCTCTATGGTCCTTGTTGGTATACCAAGGTAATCAGATAAATCAGATTGTGTCATGTTGGTTTTCGTACGGTACTCTTTAATTCTGTTCATAACGACCTCCTTATTTAACATGTTGTATGATGTATTTGGCATCTGTCATTTTTTCTAACTGACCGATAAGGCTTTCAATTCCGGCCGTGTAACTCTGCGCATCCATCTTACCCCTGGACATCATTATTCCGGCCATCTCGTCTGTCTTAAAAACCTTCTGGACCAGAATATCTTTTGCATATGCCACCTGTTTCTCAGTTCCGGTCATTTCCTGGGTAAACATAAAAGCAATGATTTTATGGCAGTCGGCTCGGTCTACCAGGATATTATATCCGTTCAGCTCGTTTCTCATTTCCTTTGTATTCTCTGCTCGTCTCATCATTTTTTATTTCCCCCATCATTTATCTTATGTATTTATTTTACCACGCATTGCGTGGCGTGTCAAGGGGTAATATTAAAATGTGGGGACGATTATTTTTTTTAAATAAGGTAAAATAGGAGTAGGAATAAGAAGAAAGGGTGAAAACATGGTAAAAGACGGTTGGGTGTACTGCCCTATATGCAACAATAAAACTCGGACTAAAATACGACCAGATACGGTTGCGAAAAACCTTCCCGTATTTTGCCCTGTATGCAAGAATACATCTATAATGAATATTGCAAAAGGAAACGCAAGTGATTTAGATAAAAGTGGTTTATCACCTGCGACATAACTTTAGAGCCAGACGCCAGACGCAGAGCCAAACAAATGCAAGAGTTTGTTTGGCTCTTTCTTTATATTGACCTCCCTCCTATAGCACATGTCCTTAAAAGAAACAGGTTCTAGCGCATAGCGTGAACAGCCTGGAGGTTGAAAAGCGGATGCAATTTCCGGCATGTGCGTTTTTGGACAAGTCAAGTCCTACAAAATGGCAACCGTTGGTGGACGGTTACACACCTACAAATAACCTAATAACGGAAAAGGAGAATCATCAATGAAAACCGAAGAATTAAAAGCACAGGGATTGACAGAGGAACAGATATCTTTTGTCATGGCTGAAAATGGGAAAGACCTCAAAAAGTTGCAGAAAGAAAACGACAATCTGAGCGCGGACCGGGATACCTGGAAAGAAAAAGCAGAAGCGGCAGAAACAACGCTTAAAGGCTTTGAAGGGGTTGACCTGGAGACGATGCAGAAAGAGTTGTCTGACTGGAAACAGAAGGCTACAGAAGCCGAAAAAAAAGCCCAGGAACAGATTTATGAGCGTGATTTTGCGGACGCACTAAAAACAGAATTTGAAGGAATTAAATTTTCCAGTGAGGCAGCAAAACGGGCAATCATGGCAGAAGTGAAAGAGGCCGGATTGAAATTGAAAGATGGGAAAATATTGGGCTTAAATGACCTTATTTCTCAGATGAAAGAGAAAGATGCTTCGGCGTTTATTGATGAGGGACAACAAAAAGCACAGCAGAATGCAGCGCGGTTTACACAGCCTTTCCAGAGGCAGAATCAGAGCGGAGGAATAACGAAAGACCAGATTATGGGGATTAAGGATGCCTCCGAGCGGCAGTCCGCTATTGCTGCGAACATTCATTTATTTGGTAAAGGAGAGTAAAAATGTCAGCGAAAGCTAACTTGATTACAACAGAAGATATTCATGTAACGGCTCGGGAATTGGATTTTGTTACCCGGTTTGAAAGAAACTGGCAGCACCTGCGGGATATTCTGGGCATTATGCGCCCGATTAAAAAGCAACCCGGCGCTACGCTGAAAAGCAAGTACGCCGAGGGAACGCTGGAAAACGGAAAAGTAGGAGAAGGAGAGGACATCCCTTACAGCAAATTCGTAGTTAAGGAAAAGGAATACGCAGAAATGACTATCGAAAAATATGCGAAAGCCGTTTCCATCGAGGCAATCAAAGACCACGGATATGAAAATGCTGTGCAAATGACAGACGATGAATTTTTGTTTCAGCTTCAGTCGAATGTAACAGGGCGATTCTATACATATCTGAACACAGGCACACTTACTGGAACGGAAACTACATTCCAGATGGCCCTTGCTATGGCAAAAGGAATGGTAGAAAACAAATTCAAACAGATGCACCGTAATGTTACGGGGGTGGTTGGATTTGTGAATATTCTGGATGTATATCAGTACCTGGGTGCCGCTGAAATCACTGTGCAGAATCAGTTTGGTTTCCAGTATCTTAAAGATTTCATGGGATTCAATACAATCTTTCTGCTATCTGATTCTGAAATAGAAAGTGGAAAAGTAATAGCTACACCAGTGGAAAACATTGTAATGTACTATGTTGACCCAAATGAAAGCGATTTTTCACGGGCTGGTCTGGTATATACTACTGGGGACGGAGAGACAAACCTTATCGGATTCCATACCCAGGGTAATTACAATACCGCTGTTTCCGAAGCATTTGCAATAATGGGACTTACCTTGTTTGCAGAATATATTGACGGAATCGCGGTTGTTGATATTACTGATAATCCCGTTCTTGGAACACTGACGGTAACTTCTTCGGCCGGAAGCACATCAGGAAACACAAAATTAACCATTGAACCTTCCCTCGAAACCGGACATATGTACAAGTACAAAGTGGCAGCTGATTCCGCTCCAGAAGTGAAATATGGGCAGAATGTAAAGACGTGGACAGCGTGGGACGGTAAATCTGATATCAAGGCAACGACCGGGAATCATATCACAGTAGTTGAGTGCGACAATACCTATAAGGCGTTGAAATCTGGAAATGACGATATAACGTCTCACTCTTAAAGAAAGGAGAATCCGGAATGGCATATGCAGACTATGAGTTTTATACAACAAAATATTACGGCAGTGCCATACCGGATTACCAATTATTTAATAAGCAAGCAGAGCGGGCAAGCGACTTTCTTGATATTGTAACTAGAGATAGGTTGGTTGACGGCCTCCCAGACAATGCACGAGCGCAAACCAAAATCAAGAAAGCCGTATGTGCCTTAGCTGATAAGCTGTATGGTTTGGAGCTGGCAGAAAAACAGGCGCTATCTGCCGCCGCTGGAAGTATAACCAGCGGGACCGGCGGCGCAACCACAGGTGTTATCACGTCAAAGTCATCCGGTTCCGAATCAATCAGCTATGCATCCCCGTCTGAAATAGCTAACGGAGCTAAAGCCTGGAGTACTGTATACTCTGCGGCAGGAGATGAACAGGCAACCAATAAACTCCTGTATGATACTGCAAAGGTGTATCTGATGGGAGTAAGAGATAACGAAGGGACACCGCTTTTATATGCAGGATTGTAAAGTGAACATTCTGGGGACAGAATGGGAAATAAAGTTCGGAGATGAAAGTCAATACCCAAACCTAGAAGGAATTGACGGCTATTGCGATTCATCCATAAAAGAAATAGTTGTGGATGACATGAAGAAAAGCGAAGGAAGAACTGGGGCAAAAGAAAATCTGAAAGAATATCAAAGAATCTGTCTCCGGCATGAGATTATCCATGCGTTTATGGAAGAATCTGGGCTGTCTGGCAATTTTGAGCATAAGTCAATAGGGATTGAAGAAACCACGGTTGACTGGTTTGCCATTCAGTTTCCTAAGATTTTCAAAGTATTCAAGGAATTGAATTTACTCTGATTCCAGAAAGGATAAGAAATGGACATTACAACATTGGGAACATGTGTAGCTATTGTGGCTCTGAGCTATGTGGTTGGTCTTGGATGCAAGGCTGCAAAGAAAATACCGGACGAATGGATTCCGGTTATTATGGCTGTTGTGGGGGGTGTTCTTGGCGCGCTTGGTATGGGAACTATACCAGACTTCCCGGCATCGGACTACATCACGGCCGTAGCAGTTGGAGCTATGTCTGGCCTTACGGCTACGGGAGTTAACCAGATGTATAAGCAGGCTAAGAAATGAGTAACTACCGAAACCGCAGAAATTATGAAAATCTGGAGCGCCAGATATTTGACGGCGTGGGAAAATACGGAATACCGCAGATAGAACCAGTAACCTACGAGAAAGGCTGTGAATGGATTGGTTTCAACTATGCCAAGACTTGTAAAGAGACTGAAAAGAAAGGTGTACATTTCTTCCTTGATGATTACCAATTCAATAGGTTATGGACGGATGTTGACCGATACATACCCATGTTACAAAAATTCCGTTATGTAATGTCTCCAGACTTTTCCACCTACACAGACTTTCCAAAAGCTATCCAGATATACAATCATTATAGAAAACATTGGGTAGGCGCATATCTGCAAGAGGCAGGGATACAAGTTATTCCCACGATTTCATGGAGTACGCCCGACAGCTTTGAATGGTGCTTTGACGGAGAGCCACAGGGTGGTGTTGTGGCGGTATCGTCTTTAGGCGTGATGAACAGCAAAGAAAAGAAAGAGTTGTTTCTGATAGGCTACAAGGAAATGGTACGGCGCATTTGCCCGGACACGATTATCTTTTATGGTTATGTGCCAGATGAGTGCATGGGGAATATCGTGAGGGTACGAGCGTTTACAGAAAAGTTTAATGAGGTGTTGTGCAATGGGTGGTAGAGGTGGGGCGAGTGGATTATCTGCTAAAAACCAGAAAATTTCTTTCAAAGGATTGCCAACTTTAAAGGGTTCAGAAAAGCAAGTTAAATGGGCCGAACAAATCAGAAATAATGCTATTGATACTATCAATAGAAATATTGATTTAGCTAATGAAAGGATAAAGAAGTATCCCAGCGCTCAAAAAAAATATCAAAATGAAATTGAATCTTTGCAAGAAATAGGTAAACAGCTAAAAGAAGTATTATTAAAAGTATCTAATGCTTCTCAAATTATTGAAAAACGTCACATATTTGACTCATCTAGAATATTGGATGAAGCATCAAAAGTTGAACAAAGAAAAAAGAAACGATAACAGGTGGTGAATATGTACAATGCCACAGTGACAGTTTTTAATTACTACGAATCATCCACAACAGGTGTTGGTATTTGGTATCCCCATGTATTATCTGGCGTTGACCTTAATACTGACAAAGGCGCAATACTAAAAAAGTATGGGCCAGACAGCACGGATAATGCCGAATTACACATAGTTTACGAATTACAAGACGGTAAACAGATAATCCGCAATGTAGACGGTAAAGAATTGCCGTGGCTCCCTCCGAAGAAATGGAGGCGGCAGGTAAATGATTTGTTGGACGATACCATTACCTTTGATGCATCGGATGATTGTTTTTTCTGGGAAGGGGTATGGGATAGTGGTTCGGTAAACGATGAAGATTATCGTGGCGGGTTTTATGCCTATATGAATAATCAGTATGACTTCGTATATTTGGTATCCTCTGTTGGAGGTCCATACTCTGTGATTCCTCACTTTGAGATATTGGGTAAGTAGTATGACAAGTAAATCGACACATTTTAAAGGCTTTTCCATTATTGATGCTGACATCAAAGTACAGTTCAATTTGTCACGGTTTGATAAACAATTCCAGCGTGCGCAGTATGAGCTTGACGGAAATGTCATGAATAGTATGGTCACTTTTATGCCTATGATTACAGGCAATTTTGTGGATGTTACCAGAGCCGCAAGCGCTGCAATACAAGGAATTGGAAAAGTATATGCTGCCTATGGACCTGCTGGTCATTTTTTATATTGGGGTAAAACTATGGTTAGCCCAGTGACGGGCAGTACATGGGCAAAAAAAGGCGAAAAGAAAGTGCTGGTTAGCCAGTATAGCGGAAAAACCAAAGCAAAAGAGGATTTACAGTATACCAAAACAGCGCACCCTAAGGCACAGGCTAAATGGTTTGATGCAGCAAAAAAATCAGATGATAAAGAGTGGATAAAGCAAGTCAAGAAAACGGCTGGAGGTGGAAAACGTGGATGATGAACGAAAACCAATCGGGAAAGATGCAAGCGGTTATGATGTATTAACGACAGCTGTCAAGGCCTTGCTTAATCAATTCCCAGGTTTATATGAATATGAAGCTGTTAAATTTGAAGAACTAGAAAAAGATTGCGGAATTGCATTTTCGGCAGATAACGGAGCTTTAATATTTTCTGAAACAGAGGATGTGATTGGAGGAGTTCACCAGACCTGCCAGTATCCCTTTTATATTGTATACCGCACATCTTCTACAAAAGAACGGCAGAAAATAAGCATACAAGAATTTCTTGATACGTTTGGTAAATGGCTGTGTCGTGAGCCGGTTGTGATTGGTGGGAATGAGCAACGATTATCAGAATATCCTATATTATCCCAGGGAAGAAAGATAACCAAAATTACCCGTGATAATTCATATGGCCTGGAACCTCAAGAAAATGGTGTGCAGGATTGGATACTTCCAGTATCGATAGAATATAAATATGATTTTGAAAGATGGTAGAGCCAGACGCTAAGACGCAGAGCCTTGTGTGATGGCTCTATTTTTATTTGAAAGGAGAAAAACAGTGGCAACATGGACTTATGCCGATGGAGAGGCAAAAAGAAAAGATTTTATGGTCTTTTGGATAACGGATGGAAACGCCACAAATATCACAAAAGATAAACTTGAGATTATTGGAAAAGGCGTTGAGGATATGCCAATTTCGATGAATCCAGATACGGAAGAAAGCCAGGATGTGCTTGGAAATAATAATTATGATATCACCGGCTATTCGGAAAGCATGACAGTTGACCCAACCAATGTATCGGGTGAGAGTAAATACGCCCAGAAGATAGATACGCTCATGGAGGAAAGAGCAACTCTGTCAGATTTGCGATTGAAATATCTCTGTGTAAAGCGATACAAAACCGACGACACGGGAAAGATGCGTGCATGGGTGCAGGAGGGTGTTGTTGAGTTGGGAGATTTTGCAGGCGGCCTGAAAGGTGTTTCCGCAGCTCATACAGTACACTATGTAGGCGACAGGACTCTTGGCGCTGTAGACCCAAAAACAATGACTTTTACGGCTGATGGAACAAGTCCTGCTTCGTTGTCCGACTAAGGAGATTAATCATGCCTAACATTACAATAAATATTGAAAGCCCGGTTAAATACTACGATTTTACGGACCAGCATGGAGATATACTGGCAACTCTGAAATTTGTACCGTCAGACCTTGACATATTCGAACGGCAGCAGAATGTGTATAAAGCATTTGAGGATATGTGGAGGGAATTAAAAACAACTCTTGATAATAAGAAGAAGGAAGAACTGTCGTTAGAAATAATTAATAAATATGCTAAGTCTCTCCAGGAAAAATTTGATTATCTATTTAACGCAGACACTTCTGGCTTCTTCAAAATTGCTAGTCCATTTACCCCTATGGAAAACGGCGACCCTTGGGCGCTGGTGATACTTGAGAGTGTTAAAAAAATTATAGAGCAGGAAACGGGTAAAAATTTCACGGAAATGGAAAGTAAAGCCGGAAAATATACACAACAGTATAATGCTGGCCCTGGTAAATATCCATTTCCTGTAAAATGAGTGCGGCATGGTCCCTCCCATATTCTCTCTCTGTTAATGGAATAAATTATGAAATCCGAGAGGATTTTCGGGCGGTACTGGATATTTTATCAGCGTTTGCCGATGAAGAATTATCTGACCCAGAGAAAACACAGGCAATGATTGAAATCTTATACTGGCCTGTTATACCGCCTCCTCAGGACTTAGCAGAAGCGGCAGAAAAAGCATTATGGTTTATTGACTGTGGTGTAGCGCATGAAGATACTCCATCTCCCCGTGTGATTGACTGGGAACAGGACGCAGGAATCATTTTCCCGGCTGTAAACCGGATTGCAGGATTTGAGACGCGCGGATGTCAAATTATCCATTGGTGGACTTTTTATGGATGGTTTATGGAAATTGGAGATGGATTGTTTTCGCAGGTTCTTTCCATCCGTCAGAAGCTAACAAAAGGAAAACGTCTGGAGAAATGGGAACAGGAATTTTTGAATAATAACAAAAAACTATGTGAACTTGAAGGAACAAAAGATAAGTCAAAAGAGGAGTATGAGTATTTTTCTGAGTTGCTAAAGTGAGGTGATGTTTTTGCAGCCAGATGGAACAGTATTAATAAATACAAAAATCAATACTGATGGTGCAAAAACGGGGAGCGAAGATATTAAAAGAACCCTGTCTGGAACGATGGATTACATAAAGCTTCTGCCCCAGGCCTTTAAAGATATACCAAGCATAATGAAACATACATTTTCATCTGCTTCAAAATCTATACAAAATCTTACACCGAGTGTACGCAATTTGCAAGATGAAGTGGACCGGTATAAAGATGCATTGTATTACGCTGAAAAGGCTGGTTATGGACTTGGAGATGCACCATACGACAAAGCATTAGCAGGATTGCAGCGGGCGAAAAAAGCAATGCAGGATTATAAGAAAAAATTGCTCGGTGTTGATAATGAACAAAAGAAAGCAAGCAAAAGTGGAAGTAAGCTCAATAAATCTTTAAAAGGTACTGAGAAAGCCGCCCGCGGTGCACGAATGGGATTGGGCCGAATGCTTGCAACATCTATCTTATTTAGCACTGTATTCCGCGCCATTTCCGCAGTAACAGGCGGATTAAAAGAAGGTATTGATAATCTGGCCCAGTATTCGGATGATACCAATAAGGCATTATCCATACTGATGTCTGGTATGACTCGGCTTAAAAACTCTTTCGCCACAGCCTTTTCCCCGTTGGTTGAGTATGTAGCTCCGGCCCTGACTCAGTTTATCAATTTACTATCCCAGGCCGTCACCTGGACGGCGCAACTATTGGCAGCATTAACCGGAAAGGATACATTTGTTAAGGCGGTTAAGGTACAGCAAGATTATGCTGATAGCCTGGACAAGACGAACGATGAAACCAAAGATGCAGCCAAAGAAACAGAAAAGGCATTAGCACCATTTGATAAGCTGATACAGATAACAACCGGCAAGAAAAAGAAGGAAGATAAGAACGAACTTAAACCGGAAGATATGTTTATCACTGAAGAAGTATCCAATGACATTAAGTTGCAGGCAGAAGCAATAAAGGATACTCTGGGAAAACTGTTCGACCCACTTAAGGAATCGTGGTTTGAAAATGGCCCGCAGGTAATGAGTTCACTGCAAAATACATTTTCTGCTATCAAGCAACTTGCAAGTGATGTAGGTGCATCATTCATGCAAGTGTGGAACGTAGAGGGATATGGGAAAGCAATTACAGATGATTTACTAATCACATTTTCAAATCTGGTTGATACAGTCGGAAATTTAGTCACCAACTTTGATAAGGCATGGGTATCTGGCGATACCGGGACAAACATTTTAAGACACTTGGGGGATATCATTCTTGAAATAACAGGATTTTTCCGTCAGGCATCAGAAAGTTTAAAAGAATGGTCTGCGGATTTAGATTTTACTCCTTTGCTGGAAAGTTTTGACAGGGTGTTAGTTGCTATAAAACCCATTGTATCAGATGTTGGAAATTTACTATTGTGGTTTCTTAACAATGTATTGCTTCCAATTGCAAAATGGGGAATAGAACAAGCATTGCCGGCAGTATTTGATTTAATTGCGGCAGCATTAAAAGCAATACATAGTGTGATTGATGCACTTAAGCCTTTTGGAATATGGTTATGGGAAGAATTTTTACAGCCATTAGGAGAGTGGACCGGGGGAGTTATCATAGCTGCATTAGAAAAAATTGTGGAATGGCTTACTAGATTTTCGGACTGGATAAGTCAAAACCAGACATTGGTGGAAAATATTACACTTGCAGTACTGGCATTTTTTGCAGCATGGAAGTTTTCAGAATTTGTATTGGGGATAGGACAATTAATAAGTAACCTTGGAGGATTCATGGCAATCGGAGAACGTGTTATTTCACTTTTAGCAAGAACTGTATCAAATATAAATCCACTTGTCCTTGCTATATCAGGTATAATATCGCTGATTGCTGTGCTGGCAAAAAACTGGAATAACATGTCACCAACAGAAAAAGTCATAGCAAGTATACTTGCAGCGGCTTCGGCAGTAGGAATTTTAGCGGTGGCTTTGGGCGCATTGGCTGGTGGAGTAGGAGCCGGTGTTGTAGCAGCTTCATTGGCCGCAGGAATAGCCGCTGCTACCATTGCTATTAATGCTGGTAAACGTGCTGCATCTTCCGGATATGGGGGAAGAAATGCCTACCCAATTTCTGCTTATGCAGCGGTCCCATACAAAATGCCAATGCTTGCAACTGGTACAGTAGTGCCACCACGGGCCGGAATGTTTGCGGCTATTTTGGGAGACAACAACCGTGAAACGGAAGTGGTATCCCCACTATCAACTATGAAGCAAGCCCTTAAAGAAGCACTGGCAGAAAGCAATATATCTGGTGGAAATCAGATTGCAAAAGCTGAATTAATCCTTGATGGTACAAGATTCGGTCAGCTTGTAGTTAAATTTGGAAATAACGAAAAGAATCGTGTAGGTGTAAGAATGGTAACAGAAGGGAGTGCATAATGGCACAGAATGGAAACGGAGTATTTACCATAGACGGAGTTAATCTTCGTCTATGGGTAAAATCCTTAAAACGGAATTTTTCAGTTGCTGATAGTGAAAATTCTGGACGTTTGCAGTCTTACCGGATGCACCGGGATATCATTGGTACATTTTACAATTATACGCTTGATATTGATGCGGAAAGAAGTAATCCGGCTGACTATGATACGTTCTACGAAATTATCTCTGCCCCGGTTGAGTCTCACAATATGGTATTTCCTTATGGACAGGAAACCAAAGAATTTGAAGCATACATAACAAGCGGGGATGATGAAATAAAAATCAACAAGAACGGAAAAGAAGGGCAGCGTAACCATTGGACCGGGTTATCTATTACCTTTACCGCTATGGAGCCGCAGAGGAGGCCGTGATGTGTTTTTAAAGCAATCCATATTATCTGACGCAGAACAGAACACTGAGGGATTAAAGATTGTTTATGACGACTTGGCCCCTTATGCCAAAGAAAATAGTACAGCATCCATTACAAGACCTGGATTAAGACCGAGATTAGGGCTTCATCCAGGCCCTGGTTTACATCCGCACGGGATGATAACAGAGCAAGAATTCCCGGAATTAAAGCGGGATGATATTTCTTATCCTGGATATGCTTTATGTTTTCCAAGATTTTCATTGCTAAATGGAAAATATATTAATTTTCCGGATAATCCGCTTCCTTACGGATACATAAGCCCGGAAGTATCAAATGAGCAGGGATTGTTTGGGTATGTTAAGCAGAGCCAGGGGCTTAAACCTAAAATTGGTTTGTATCCAGGAATGTTTTTATACCCGAAATCAACAACTGAAACGTTGATTGAATCCCCCATGTTAACAGTGACATTTAATCAGAAATTTACAAGTGTAGGGTTGCTTTTTACTTTTAATATGATGTCAGGCGATTATTGCACCAGAATGAGAATTAAGTGGTACTCGGATAATATCATATTGTCAGATATGGAGTTTTGCCCGGATTCAGTTCGATATTTTTGTAATAATTATGTGAGAGGATATAACAAGCTGGAAATCACATTTTTACAGACATCAAAACCCATCAGGCCGGTATTTGTGACAAGGATAGATTACGGGATATACAGGGATTTCTTAGACAACGAATTATTGGAAAGAAATTGTCTGCAAGAAATCAATGCAATATCAGAAAGTATAAGTATTAACACTTTAAATTTTACCGTCAGAACAACATCCAATATACCATTTGATTTGCAAAAAAAGCAGAAGCTTACACTGTATTTTAATGGAGAGTTGATAGGGAATTTTTATCTAAAAAACGGCGCAAGAAAAAACAAAACAGATTACCATATGGACGCGCATGATGCAGTGGGTGTATTGGATGGTAATGAGTTCGCTGGAGGAATATATACAGGCCAGCCGGTTTCTGAAGTATTAGAGAAAATATTTGAGAATGAAGATTTTAATTATTTGTTGGATGAATCATTTTCAGATATTCCTCTTTATGGATACATACCATATACCACAAAGAGAAACGCATTAGTATACATATGCTTTGCTATTGGAGCTATTGCAGATACAAGCAATTACGATGGAATTGTTATCTATCCGCAAGAAAATGCTTTGAGTGGTGAATTTTTGAATGATGAAGTATTTTCTGGGGTTACATTGGAGCATTCTGATATTGTCACTGGAATCCGGCTAACAGTTCATACATATCAAAAATCGGATGAGGCACAAGAACTATATAATGATACTTTGAATGGAACAGCAGAGGTTATTTTTAGTGAGCCTTATCATAGTCTGGAGATAACTGGCGGAACCATTGGTCAGTTTGGTGATAACTATGCTTACATAACCGGAACCGGTGTAAATGTAATACTAACCGGAAAGAAATACAACCATCTTACCACATCAATACTTAAAGAGAATCCCGATATTGTGTTTAACAAAAATATTCGCGAAGTAACAGATGCAACGTTGGTGAACAATGGTAATGCTCAGCAAGTGCTTGAACGTGTATATGCATATTATCAGCGAGCAGAAAATGTTGTGGGAGATGTACTTATTGGAAACAAAAAATTGGGACAGAAAGTTAAGATTGATACAGATTACGATGGATACCGCACCGGTATCATTGAGAGCTACAATTATAGTTTTTCTCCAAACGAAATTAAGGCAGAGGTAAAAATACATGAGTAAGTATTTAGAATCCCTTATTTTTGACCGTACACAGACAGACATAATAAAATTGACCGACAAAGCCTACATTGATTATAAAGACCTCAACCGAATCGAACAGGCGATTAAATGGGTATCTTATGTTTTAAACCAGTATGGATATAGAAATATAACAAACAACAAGCTAAATTGGAAACCGGAGGACCATAGGACGGATAAAGAAATGGAACGTCTAAGAAAAAATATAGTTGCAATAAGAAACGCGTACTATACAGGTGATAGCACTCCCCTTACCCCAGATAAGATAACATACACATCAATTTATCAGGCCAATGCCATAGAAAAAATCATTTATGATTTAGGTAATTTGATTGAAAAGTCCTATCCGGGTCCTCAATATTTGTCGTTTAAATTGGGAACCAAAGTTATAGGAAACAGAGGTATTAATCTATGAATTTAAAAACAAATTTTAAAAATGACAAATTTTCTGGATTACGAAAATATAAGATGACCACAGATGCGTCAACCGGCCTAACAACGCTTGAAGATAAAACAGAGTATCAAGAAATAGGAGACATTTTTTCGGCTGCTGATATTAACGAAACCAATAAGGCTGTATTACAAAACAACTCAGAAATCCAAGATATCAAAGGTATAAAAAGGATTATGGTCCCTTCGGCAAATTGGAGCACCTCTGTCCCATATTATCAGACAGTGGGTGTTCCGGGAGCAAAAGAGAACATAGGGCTTATTATTGGTGGTCCATATTTAGGGGATAAACCAAGCGCAAGCGTAGCCAGAGAGAGAAAAAAGGCTTTTGGATATGTCGATAGTGCTGAGAGTGGAAATGGAATTGTCACACTATATTGCTATGGCTCTAAACCATCAACTGATTTTCAAATTCTTGTAAAAGGGGCAGGAAACTAGTATGGCAGAATGTATACTATATAACGGCGGTATGTTTAACAACGATTATCTTACTGCGAAACCAGAAGATGTCAAATATGGACAGACTTTTATTGGTGCAGGAACAGAAAATACACAAGAAGGAACTATGCCTACTTATTACAATGTGGAACATGATTTTCCCATTAACGGAAAGTTTTCTATTCCAGAAGGGTATTTTGTTTCAATAACATTAAAACAAGATATTCCAACATTGGGAGCACAATACGTTGACCCTTCCATCAATGGAACAACGGCTGGAGTTAAAGGAACATATATGACTGGAAATGTTTTTGTTGGTGGGATATCGGGGATTTCAAGCGCTGTGATAAAAAAGGGAGTTAAAATAGGTCCATATATTGGGACATTTGAGGGATGGGTTGATTAAAAATGGCTGATTGCATAATTAAAAAAAATGGAGCTAATGCAGATACAAGTGATTTAACTTCTCTTCCATCGAGCGTAAAAAAAGGAAAAATATTCTTAGGCCGTGGAAGTGATGATGAACAAATCGGAACAATGCCAATTATACACCCTGAAAAGCATGAACTACAATTAAATCAGACTCTGTCTTTGGGAGAAGGGTTTTATGAAGCGGGTAGCACAGTAACACAAAATATACCTACACTAGGTAATCAGTACGTTGTTCCAAGCGCGGATTTGCAAACAGTAGAAACAACTGGTAAATATATGGCAGGCGACGTTTTTGTTGAAAGCCTCCCAAATCTTATTGCATCAAATATAAAAAAGAATGTAGTCATTAGGGTAGGAGACACAACTATTGTAGGAACTTACGAAGGATATGAAAATGACGACCCATATACGCCATATTACAATGGTGTGTTTGCTCCTGGACAATCAATAAGCTCTTTTCCTTCCTTTGGGCGCAAAGGAGGACCGTACTATAAAGGGGACGTAACCTTTGGACGGGATAACATCCATATCGAAAACCCTCTTAGCACAGATTATGTAACAACGGCAATTGTATTTAATGTTCCTCTTAACTTTGATAATATCAACCGAATAACGTTAAAATATTCCCTCGCCAACGCATCTGGTGGGTGTGAAATGATTCTGGCTACTGGATATGTTAGTGATTACATATATATGCGAGCTTCCAGCGGTTCTGGAAAAGATTATAATACTGGACTGGGAGATTATTGGAGAAGAGAGATACCAAATACATCGGGCAATTTAAAAACGAATAGTTTTGATGTATCCAATATTACCGGAACACGATTTATATATATATCGCTATTTATGCGGACCACAGCAAGTACATCAGTTGTCAATATGACATTAAGGGAATTAAAATGCAGCATATAGGAGGAGAGCATGGCAATAAATGATTTAGAAAAAATGGACAACTATAATCCAACTAATTATGTAAATAATTCTGAACCGGATATTGATGCTGAACATCTTAATAAAACAGAAAATAAACTGGAAGAAACTGTTGAAAAAGCTAATGAAATAATTGATACACTAAAAGCATTAATTTCAACCGTTCAAACAAATTCACAAACCACAGTTCCGTCATCCTCGCTGGTCTATTCGATGCAGCAAGCAATCACAAAAAATACGGATGATATTGCTACTGCAAATAGCAATTTAGCAAAAACTAATGCAAAGGTGACTTTAAACGGCGTCAAGAACATTAATGGTTTTACAGCCGTGTATTCTGACCGAACTGACCGGGCATTCCAGCTATATTATGATAACGGTGAGATTGCGTCAATCGCATTTAACAACACCGGTATCTGGTATGATTTTTATGACGGACGAAACTGGAAGCAGGTTTGGAAATTTAATAAGCCATCATAATAATCATTTTGTGCTGAAGGCATATAGGTTCGTAAGGTTTGGAACTTGACTGTTATAACCAATAAATCGTACGGTATCACCTTTACGCACAGAAAACCATATAGGCATTGACGAATTGACTGTGACATCATTATTGACCCAAAAAATATTTATCCCATTTATAAGTACATTACAACCCTGAGCTGAGATGTTAAAACCAATGGAACCACAAACTATACAATCCTCTGTAGCTGCCCAACTTGTACCGTTAGCAAACCCATCTTTAATTTTTTTGCTGGTGTCTATGTATGGTAAATTGCTATTTGCTATATAAAAAACATACCCATGAAAGGAGTAAAATGAACCAATTAAAACTATTAAACAATACAAAATACGAATTAATAACAAACGGGGTGGAAGAATCCGGCGATTACCTGACACTATCATTTCTTCCCGGATTAGACAGTTTTGAAACTGTAGAAGCCGAATTTAATCCGACAAACACAGAAAGAATCTACATACTTGGTTTGGACAGTCAGCCGATAGAAGTAAAAACCGGATTTACTCAGCTGGTGGAGATGCATAAGAAAATGAATTATGTCATATCCTCTGAAACAGTAAATACCGGAACCGAGGAAGAGCCAAATTACGAAACCAATGAAGTGAAGGAAACCATTATGATTGCAAAGCTTCGGAGGCCGGATATTAGAGATACAGTACAGACCTTGCAAGATACAGTGGATGCAATGATTTTAAGTCAACTGGAGGTGTAATATGTATACAACATTAAAAAGGTTATATAACAATGGAAAAGGGCCATTAACCGTTGATGAGCTTAACCGGGCTGTATTACTTGGATGGATTACAGAGCAGCAGAAAAACAGTATAATTGGAGGATGATTATGAGAGACATCACATTGTGTCATCCACGCTTGCAGCTTTTAGCAGGTCAGTTGGTGGACGAATGTAATAAACAGGGATTAAAAATTAAGATAGGAGAGACACTGCGGACTGTGGCAGAGCAGGATGCTTTATATGCTCAGGGCAGGACTAAACCGGGCAACATTGTAACTAATGCGCCTGGTAGTAGTTATAGCTCCTATCATCAGTGGGGAACAGCTTTTGATATATTTCGTAATGACGGCACTGGTGCTTATAATGAAATTGGTGGATTTTTTAACCGTGTAGGTGCTATCGGTGTATCTTTGGGACTTGAATGGGGTGGAAATTGGAAGTCTCCTGTAGACAAGCCACATTTCCAATTGCCTGATTGGGGAAGTAGCACATCTGGAATCAAAAAACTATATCGCACCCCGGATGAATTTATGAAAACCTGGGTGACAGAGGGACGCACTGGCTGGATTAAGGATAATAACGGCTGGTGGTATCGCAGACCAGATGGAACTTACCCGGCTAATAAGTGGTGTGTCATAAATCACCATTGGTATCTATTTAATAAGGATGGATATGCTTGCACCAGCTGGCACCGCTGGAATGGTAGTGTATGTGACCCGGATGATGGTTCGGGGGATTGGTATTACTTTGACCCTACACCAAACGGTCCATTGGAGGGGGCGTGCTGGCATAGTCAGGATAATGGGGCGCAGAATATCTGGTACATAGAGGACTCTAATTCAATATAA